GTACGTGCCACCATCGTACGGCAAAAAGCTCACGCCGGAGATCTCGTCGAAGTGATCCCACACCCACGCGCCAACCGAGGGCCAATCCTTCTCCTCGACAGAGATTGTAACAGACGGCTTGTGCTCGCACCAGTGCCTCTGGTAGGCGAGCCAGAGCTCCAGGTGGGATATGGCCGAGACATCGTCCCTGACTAGCCCGGCCGGAGCCTTCTGAGGAAAGCTGAACACAACCGTCTGAGTCGGCTTGTAGACGCAGTCCTCTGCGGGCACACCCTGGCTGACGAGGAAAGCGCTAAGAGGATCCTTCTTATCTCCTCTGACTCGGCGGATGTAATACCGGGAGTGTCTCGGGTGAATTCCAGAAGCTGAATCAACGAGCTGTGATACTGTTCCCGATGGCTTAACACAAGTAATAGCCGCGCTCTTAGCGACTCCGAGTGTATTAGCCCAGAGTTCATTGACTGCTCGTGAGTGCTCCCTGAGTTGTGCGAGGTTTCCTGCGAGAACTTCATCATTTGTGCACATCTCCGTGTTGTCGTAGATACCGGTTAGCGACACTCCGAGCAGTCTCTCCTCCTCGGTGTTGCGCTGCCACAGCTTTCGCAGATACGGAAACTTTGTAAAGGTGGACTGAATTGTTCCCAGTATCGTCGCCACCTCAACCTTATCCTTAAGAGTCTCCAGCGTATCGTCATGTCTTACCACCACCTCGGTAAGGTTACAAAACTGGTAGGGTCGCAGAATAATTTCGGAGCAAGGATTTGTACCGAAATCAAAATTAGGATCGCGATGGCTATACTTGGCAACAGTTTTTTTAGCAGCTTCACGATTAAATATCCCACGCTCCCCAGAATGAGAATTGTAAAGACTAAGCCACTCTTCCATAAACTTACCCACAGTTGGGGTCTCATTATAAACAGCAGAGTTGTTAGCAAGTGCCCGATGCGGCGCAGTTTCCCACCAAGGTCCAGATTTCGCATGTCGAATCCTTTCGTCGTCCAGGTCGGACAGAGAGATCATAGCCGAGCGGCGAACGCCACCCACGACCACAACCTCGCCAATCTTGCACATCAGATCATGGCACTCCAGGGTGTTTAGCTTTCGTCCTTTGGCGTGCTTGAAGGTGTTAACCGCGAACGAGAATAGGTCCACGAGGGGTCCTGGTCCGCTAGCTCTGCCGCCGAAGGTTTTGAGTCTGGCGCCGGCTGGTCGGATCTTGCTGACGTCCCACTTAGGTACTTCGCCAGCGTATAGATGCGCGATGAGGAGTCGGAGGGCTTTTGCCCATCCTTCTTTTGAGTCGTGGACAGCGATAACATGTTCGCTTTCAAAAAGCTGCTCCGGCACGTCGGGCAGCTGAGAAGTGTATTTAGATTCAACGCTGAACCCGACGCCAGTACCGCAGAGCAGGATGAACATAGCTTCATCGAAAGACTTCGGGTCGTCGACGGGGAGATACGAACAATTGTAGATACAGGTGTTATCACGGTCTGCGCTCCTTCCGGCTGTCATCATGGCGCGCATCGAGGGCATGACCTTCATGTCGTAGATTGCCTTGTAGATACGGTCCTTGAGTTCTGTGTTGTCTTTAATCGCCGGCGTGCGTGAGAAGACGTAGTCGACGTATCTCCATACGGTCTCGCTCCACTGCTCGCGGCGGCCCTTGTCGTCAATAAAACGCGCGTAACGGCTGGCTGCAATATATTCTTGGTATTGATCCATGGTTCTTTTCTTGGTGTGTTAGGGAAAAACTGCCGGCGGTACTCTGCCGGCAGCCGGTGCAAAACAACTTACTTTACTGCGCTCTTCTTTTTCTTTGTGGCCTTCATAACCGGGGCCTTAGCTACTGCGGCCTGGGCGTTATCGAACCACTTGAATACGGGGTTGACCTCTTCTGGCGACACCGGCAGCGTGATTGCCTTTTGCAAGAACTCCATGCTCTTCTCCAAACCCTCGAGCATGAACTGCATCTGCTTCATAACCTCCTTCGCGTTGTGCTCGCTCGCGTAGTAGGTTACCTTGTTCTCGCCGTCACCGAAAGCCAGGTTAACATAAAAATCATCACCCTGTGACGCGCGGGCTTTCACGGCGACAAACGACTGGTCGGTCGGAAAGAACTTTGAAAAGTCTAAGCTAACTGCTTTTGACATATTAAACTCCTATTTAATTTACTGTTGCTGTGTTAACGAAGTCTTTAGTTAGCAAAGTCTTCGGCGGCGGTTGCTGACCCACCAAGTTTATCGCCATCTTTGAGCTTTTGCACGTTGTTTAATCCACAGCCAATACCCTTGGATCCACTGGTGTTGTACGCAAAGAAGCTGATCGACGCACGTCCGTAGCAGCCGGAGTAGAACTCCGAACGGTCCAGGATTGGGTTTAGATCGGCGTCAACAACCCCCGGCTTTTGCTGGCTGTTAGCGTTGATAAAGTACATGCCCTTGTACGCGGGGTCGTCTGGCTTCTCAGCGTCACCATCACGAAGACCTCCCTTGAGCACCGCGGGGATCTTACCGCCCCAAATCTCTTTGTTGTCTTCCTTGGATTTCGAAACGGCGTTGTTGATTTTGTCAACGTTTTCTTTGTCCGTCTTGGGTATAAGCAAAGAAATTGAGAACTTGGGAGTGGCTCCCTCTTGCATTGCTTTTGCCTCAAAGACCGACTCGTACGAAAAACGAACTGGTCCAACTACTACTTTTACTGACTTTGCCATACTAGGCTCCTTGTTTAGCGTAATGACCCTGAAATCCGGCGGGTCCGTGCCGGTACTGCAATTCTACTCTGATTTATCGCCAACCTCAAACGAGTCAATTATGAGGCCAACCTGGCCGATGGTGTACCCTATAAACGCCACCATCATGCCAATACGACGCACCTTAAAGTACGAGAGCGTGGTAAATATGTACATCAAACCAACCAGGCTCAAGAAGATGTGGGGGCTCATTCTAGCACCAAGTCGTCAATGAACACGGGGGTGTTCTCGCCAACGTAAGCGCCCAGGATGTTGAACTGATAGTGCTCCATCGCCTCGTCAGGGGTCATCCTGTCGTGCTTGATTAGAATCTCAATAATTCTGGGCTCGCTGTACGCGACGGCCATCATGCCGAGGGCGTTTGTTGCTACCCCTATGATGGCCTCGTCGAAGTACTCCTGGTCCATGAACAGCAGCTCCTCGCCGCCCACGTAGTTGTCTGCGATTTGTTGTCTCTTTTTCAAATTCTTTCCAGCATCTTAAGTTGATAAATACACTCTGTGGTGGCTATAGAATAATTTTCGTAAGTTTTTTTCACTTGATAATTATCGGCTTCTTCAAGAAAAAAATCAAACTTTGTCTTAAGTTTTTCTAAAACTTTTATAGCTTCCTCAAGTTTTTTATCTTCACCGTACTCAAACAAATGCTCCCCAAATGAGGTAAGTTCTTCTTCTGTGAAATCTTCTGTTTTGTTTGTATTTTCAAAACCAAGGTAATCTTTTAGTGCGCTTGCTACTATTTGTTGCTTTTTCATTTAAAATCCTCCGCGGCGTCGTTCTCATCTTTAACAAGCTTGGGCGAACCCTCTGGCTTTATTACTAGCACCGACAACAGGTCCGACACGTAACCCTTCTTCCCGAGCTTCTCCAGCTTCGCGATCGACTTTAACGAGGCCGGTTCCATAATCTCCTCCTCTTTGAAACCTTTGTCAAGCAATATCGTAGCCGCCAGGGGCTCGTCGGTTATGCGTCGGTGAGTCTTTGTGGTGACGAGCTTGTAACCCTTGGGGGACAGGCCCTTGTTTATTGCCCGTTCGGTAAAGAAAGCCTCAAGATCGCTAACATACGACTTCAAATGCCCCGATCGGGAAAATGCTAACTCGATCTCTTCGTCGCTCAGGAGCGCCGGCTCTCTGAACTCTAGCGCGGCGATCTCGTTAACAAAGTCTGACCTGGCTCGGCACGTTGCCTTCGCCCGGCAGAACTGGCAGTGATCTCCTGCTACGAACTCGCCCGAGCCCGCCCAGGCCTTTTTGGCTTTTGGCTTGACGAAGTAGTTCGCCCAGTCGATGAGCTTCGCGATCGAGGTGCCGTCGCTTGTGATGCTGTCGAGGCGGGGCTGGACGATGGTGTACTCGACTTCTTTGATGTCCGGGTAGTCTTCTTTGAACTTGCTCCAGGCGCCGAGCGCGTAGAGCCTGAGCTGCGAGTTGTCCTTGGCTTCGACGGGGATGCCTTTGCCGAACTTGAGGTCGATGACTCTAACCTTGTGCTTCGACAGTACCACGACATCAGCAGTACCAAATCCGTCAGGAGCCCAGTCAGAATAATCCACACGTTGTTCAAATAGAGGAGTGTCCCCCTCACCAATTTGGCTGCGTACATATAGCACATAGTTATCGACATACTCTTCAAACTCCTCGTTGTAGTAGGGGGTGGCCTTGATGATTTCGGATTCTCTCTTGAACTCCTCAAATCCGATCTGGCCGTAGTGGTGGCGAAGCTTCACCTCGGCCAGCGTGTGCGCCATGGTGCCCTCCTGGCTATAGTCAAAGCTGCCAGCGGATCGTTTTATTTCTGGGAGTGTGGCCTCGAGACGGGCCGAGGGGGTACATGTTAGCCAACGTTTTGATGCGGAGGCTGATAGAACGGCGTGAGCGGTCATGTCGGTTTTCCTGTTTAGCGGTTAAGTTGTACTACTACTAATACAAAACGGGACAGCTTTTTGGGCTGTCCCGTTCAGTAGTTGACTAATTTATTGGGTTATTGTTTTGCTGTTTTTAGCTGGGAGATCAGATCATTAACCGCGCCGGTGAAGTCCACGACCACGTCCGCCTTGACCTCGAGCTTCTGGTCTCTAGTCTCCTTGTAGTCCGTTGGGAATTGACCGCGCAGGGCGATCTCCGCGATCCTGGAGTTGAACGCCTTGTTCCCTACGTTAGCCAGTAGCTCGCGCTCCCAGTACGCCTGGGAGTGCACCAGCGCAACGCCTAGCGCGTCCGCGAACTCTGGGTACTTCTTCTTCCAGTTCTCGGCCACGTCCTTGCTGATGCCGAGCTCGGACCACATCATCTTCTGCGACGCGCCCTGCTTGCCCATCTCGACTAGCGTCTCGCACATCTCGGGCTTGAAGGTAAACTTTTGCTTTGCCATTATTTTTTAGCGGTCTTCGCCGACTCCTTGAACGCCTTCGCGGTGGGCGCGCCCTTTTGCCCGGGCTGGCGCATCTTCTCGCCCGAGCCCTTGGCTATCCGCTCGCGCTTGGCGGCGATGTTGGCATAAAGGCCGGGTTTGGATGGGGTAGCCATTATTTTTTCTTTACCTTTCCGCCGGACTTTTTCTTGTCCATGCCCATGAGCTCGGCCAGGGTCTTGCCTGATCCTCTGACGCCCTCTTTTTTGGGTGGCGACATGGGGTTAAACGGGCGCACCGGGGCCGGCATGATCGTGCCTTCTGGCCTGGGTGGTGTTCCGCCTCCGGCCATCTTGGGTAGTTTCTTGAAACCTTCCATGGTTTCCCTTTCTGTGGAAATCTGTGCTGGGGAAAAGGGGCGTCTCCCGACGTGCCCTACTTCTACTTATGCAAAAGCCAACCCATTATGGCCCTGAAAAATTTATTGGTTTTCCTGGATTTCTTGCTGGTGTCTGGCGGTGGATTGGCCGCCTTGACGGTGCCCAGGGCCTGGTTGATCAGGACCTTGGTCATGGCAGAGGCTCGTTCGACACGCTGCGCCTCCTTGATGGGGTCCTTCATGGGCTTCATCTGCTTTGCCAGCAGCCTTCTCATCTCGCGGTTCATAGCTTCTCCTCCTTTATAAGTTTTTCAAATAACTCAAACGCAAGCTCTCCGCGAATGTGGATCAGCTGCTTTATCCCCAACAGCGCGTTAGCCATCTCCTCGACGTCAACCTCCCCCTGGCGGTCGTAGTAGTACTTGAATACAGTCTCCACGTCCTGGTCGGAGCTCCACAGGCGCATGATCGCGTCCTCAAGATCAAACCTCGTCTTTTTTTGCCCCATTGAAGCTTTCCTCTCGTATTGATTCAAACAAAGCATTAAAGCAACTACTTAGCTTGTCGTTTATCTTGTCCAGCTCGGAGGAGATGTGGTGCATCATGTTGTCCACGTCTCGCTTGTTAGCCTCCGGCGCACCAAACGACATCACGCGAACGGCGCTCGCGAATAATTCCAGGTCGATGCTAATGTTCTCAATCTCTGACAGCTCTTTGTAGTGCTTCATACCCCCATCTCCTTGCGTATGAGCTCAAGCGCTCGTTTCAAATGATACCTCCAGTACTTCTCCGTGACCCCAAGGTCGGCGGCGGTGTTGCCCATCAAGAAAGCCTCCACGACCTCCTTCTGCTTCGCGGGCATCTTGCTGTCCACGATCCTGCGTATGTCGATCAAGTCGTCGTGCGTCCAGGGCACCCAGCCCTCAGAGCTCGTCGACGTTATCCCCTCCACGTCCTCCTGCTCCATCAAGTCCGGCTCTTCGTCTGACAGCCGCGGGGCGGCGCAGTTTATTTTATATTTTTTGATGATCATGGTAGTTAAATAATGCGGCTGAAAAAACATTCCCCATGCCAGCCGCGAGCGAGAGCATGAGCCCCCTCGGAACGGGTTGGGGCTCTGATATAAATCTTGTGTCTCGCTCTGTTCTGTTCTTTATCTCCGGTATCTCTCCCTTTTTTATGCCGTCCAACAGCAGACATGTCTCCAACAACCCGCTCGCGCCCATGGTGTGCCCGATGCGTGGCTTGTACGATGTGGCGATGAAGTCATCGAAGAGACCCTCGATAGCGGCCCTCTCTGACTTGTTGTTCATCCCGGTCCCGGTGCCGTGTGTTTTTATCAGCGCCACCTCCGATGGGCTACGATCCCCCAAGGCGCCCAGTATAGCCCTCGTGTAGCCCTGCCCGTCCTCGAGCTGGCCTATGGGGTTGGCGTTGTGCTCCGAGGCCGTGTAGGCCCCCAGGAGCTCTGCCTGGGGGTTATCCTTGAGCGCCCTGTCCGACTCGAACACGGCCAGCACCGCACCCTGCCCCAGGTAGAACCCACGGTTGACGCTGTCGAAGGATGAGGGCTTGGCTCCGCGGTCGTCGTCTTCTTTCGTGAGTGTGGTACCGGACGATCCGAAGAAGGTGAGGAGCTGGTTCTTTATGGTGTCCTCAAAGCCGAGGACTATCACGCGGTCGAACCCGTACAGGTTGATCAGGTGACGAACGTCCATGAGAACCTTAAGGCTAGACGCGCACGTGCTGGCGTCCGTCGCGGTGTAGTCCGTGGCACCGATCTGCGATGCGATCCGCGAGCCGAAGATGTTCGTCACGGTGAGGATCTCCATCCGGTACGCGTACGCCAGGGAGTTGTCGAAGTACCTCTCGTCCACGGGCACTCCCCCGGAGTTCCAGGATTGGGAGCCCCCCGCGAGTATGAACCCCGTCTTGCCGGGGACTGGGTTGCCCCTGATGTACCCCACCATCTCCGGCGTGACCACGCGCTCCACCGCGCGCTGTGGCGTGTAGAACAGGCCGGACTTCGTCGCCTTTAGCAGCTCCGGGAAGAAGTGCGCCCGCTGCGGGTATGCGTGATCGTCCACGAGGTGTAGATCCTCGGTGCTTAGCGTGCTGTACTTTGTCAGGTATATCCTCATCGTATTTTCTTCAGCGCCTCCTCCATGGTCTTCGGCTCTCTCGTCTTGTTCTGGTCGATAAACTCGTAGATCTCGGCGAGCGTCTTGGGCTGTAACTTCTTGGCCTGCTCCTCCGAGATCCCGTAGATGTCACAATAGTAAATGCTTACTAACAACGTGTCAAGGCTGTCAAGGTTTACCTCGGACAGCTTCTGGTCCAGGCTGGTCGCGTCCGTGCTCGGCACCCCGATAGCCCGGGAGGCTCGTACGATCTCGTTGAATAGTTGTACCCTGTCCATCACCCCTCCATCTTCAAGTCGTTCATGAGCGCCTCCTGGGCGCTGATCTTACCCTCGAGCACCTTCACCACCTG